GCCAGTGATGCGGCATCAATAAATGATTACTTTAAACATAGCAGGGTAAGAAGCGGCATTATGGAAACCGATTTAGAAGCTGAAAATCAAGCATTAACAATTATTGCTTCCCGAAAAGAGCAGGGTGTTAATATCCAGTTGAACTCACTTAAAGTAGATGCCTTTGGTACAGATGACCCATCAAGAACAGTTGCCGCTTTAAATTTGGATGTTTTTGACCCAATACAGGTAACTCAAACATTTCCTAATGGCAATGTGGTATCAGATACCCTAATTGGTGGGGTGGAGTATCAGATAACCCCTAGAAGTTTTATGGTGACTTTTTCATGCGCCCAACCCTTTGCGGTGGGTTTTTTGCTAGACTCTAGCGTTGATGGAATTTTAGATGAAGATTTTATTACTTATTAGGAGTGTGTAGATGGCAACCTTTGTAACCGGTCAAGTCTTAACGGCGGCTCAAATGAACAGCATCGCCAATCTTACTGTTAGGGGTGTATCAACAACCAGCGATACCTTTGTCCTTGCGGATGCTGATAATAAATTGATTACTTATTCAAATACAGGTACTACAACAATTACAATACCACCAGAGAGTTCAGTGGCCTTCACAACTGGATCAGTAATAAATGTTATTAAAATTGGTGCAGCTGGCACTGTAAGCATTATTCAAGGTGCTGGCGTAACTGTTGCATCTGCCGGCGCAACATCAACAAATCCAACAATAACAACTACTTTTGCAGCCGCAAGTTGTATCAAAGTTGGTGCAGATAGTTGGTATGTGGTAGGCCGAATAGCCTAATATGTCAAGCACAATTTTAGGGATCATTGCTAGTAGTGGTAGTGCAGCACCAGTTGTATTTCCTATTATTGTTGCACACGATACTACACCATTTGTTAGTGCCTACCCTTGGTCACCTGGCTTTGGTACAAAGTATGCAAACCCAGCATCATTGCCGCCTGGTAATGGTAGGGCAGTAGATTTTAATTTAGATGGTACAAATTTAGCAATGGCAAGTGCAACAACGCCATTTATTGTGGGTTATTCTTGGTCAACAGGCTTTGGTAGTAAATATGCTAATCCTGCAACATTGCCAGCTGGTCAGGGTACTGATATTCATATTAGTAAAAATGGTGCATCAGTAGTTATATCACATTTAACTACACCAAGAGTTAGTGCTTATCCATGGTCAGCAAGTGGTATTGGTACGAAGTATGCTAATCCTGCAACATTACCCGTAGATGATTCTTTAACCGCACAGTTTAGTCCGGATAATGCTTATGTTGCCGTTGGTTTTAGTACATCACCTAGAATACATGTTTATCCTTGGTCACCTGGCTTTGGTACAAAATTGGCTAATCCTGCAACATTGCCTGTTGATAGTGTTACAGGTGTTGAATGGAGTCCTAATAATTCATCAATTGCAGTATCTGTTAGTGGCCTTACACCTTATCAGGCCGCCTATCCTTGGTCGGCAGGCTTTGGCACAAAATATGCTGATCCAGCCACACTTCCAACCGGCAATGCTAATGCTATTTCATTTATTTCTGATAGTTCAGCAATTGCTTTTGCACACGAAACTTCACCATTCATAACCGCCTATCCTTGGTCACCTGGTTATGGTACAAAGTATGCAAATCCAGGCACGCTTCCTACCGGTATTGGTAGAGATCTTGAGTTTAGTAATAATGGCGCATCAATCGCTGTTGTTCACGAAACTTCACCATTTGTAACTGCATATCCTTGGTCGGCAGGATTTGGCACTAAGTATGCAAACCCAGCCACACTTCCTACTGGCAGAGGTTTTGGCGTTTTTCTATAATATAACTACTAACAAAGGAATAAATAAATGACAGATGCACCTATCACGCCGCTTCAAGCAAGAATTGATGAAGTAGCACAATATGAAAAAAACATTGCATTGTATAAATCAATGTTGAACAATCTACCAACTGAGTGGCCATCACGACTAGAGCAATACAAAGGTGTCACCGATAAACATGCTGTAATTGGAAAGATTGCGGATTTAGATGATGTTGAGTTATTGTCTGATTTATGGGCGGCAGAAGATTGTGCCAAAGCAATTAGAACTGAAACTTTAGAAAAGCGCAAAGCTGAGGCAATTTTAACAGTTCTAAAAGCATCTAAATAACTTTGTATGTATGGCAAAAATTATAGAACTCACTAGCCCTAATGGATGGCCGGCTAGTGAGGATCGTAAGGCATTGGGCATTGAAACTTTTACAGTGCCAGGCACAAAGATTAGGTTCGCATGTGCCAAAGCCGTTGCACCAATCCTGGTAAGTTTTGCTAAAGATTTCCATGAGTTAGTTGAGCCAATAGATCAAGGCCAACTAGATGATTGGGGTTACGCCTTTAGACAAACCCGGGGATCAGATAAAATTTTAAGTAATCACGCATCCGGCACAGCCATAGATTTAAATGCAATTAAGCATCCTTTGGGCAAGTCAAATACATTTAATAAGGATCAGCGTAATACAATTAACCTGCTAATAACTAAATATGGTTTGACCTGGGGCGGTAATTACAAAAGGCGTAAAGATGATATGCACTTTGAAATTGCGTTAAATCAAAATGAGGTTAAACAAAAAATAAAACAGTTAGGATTAAAATGAAATTAGATGTAAAGAAAAAAGAGATTATTAAGTCTTATCTAAGAAGCGTTGCCGCCGCATCTATTACAACTGCATTAGCCTTAATTGCAGATTGGAACGCTGAATATGCGATTTTGGCAGGTGCTTTAGTTGCACCTTTGGCACGCTATTTTGATCCTAAAGATGACAAGTTTGGCATCAATAGTAAATGACCATGAATGACATCCTTGCACTAGCGGTATCAACTGTAACAATTGTTGGTTCGCTAGTGGCATCAGTGCGTTGGCTGACTAAACACTATCTAAGTGAGTTGAAGCCTGATAATAATGGCCGACATAATTTAGAAGGCAGAGTGTCGCGCATAGAAGAAAAAATAGACACGCTTTACGAAATACTGATTTCCAAGAATTAGTCAGCCCTATCCCCTACCCTATGGCCATGAAGATGTGCGTGGTTGTACCCAGTAGGGGCAGGCCTGAAAATGCGGATCGGCTGGCCAAAGCCTTTATAGATACTAATACGGAAGCTGATTTGTATTTTATTGTAGATAATGATGATCCGAGTTGGGTGGAATACACAAACCATGACCGATACAAAGTTTTACCAGCGGATAATAAAACAGGTGGTTGCGCCGCTTCTCTTAATACCGGTGCGGTTTATTTGTTGGATATTACTAAGTTTCCTTTTTACGATTATTTTGTTTTCATGGGTGATGATCACCTACCTAGAACCGAAGGCTGGGATAAAGCCTTTATGGAAGCGTTAGGCCATAACACAGGTATTGTTTATGGTGATGATTTATTGCAAGGGGCTAACTTGCCAACAGCCTTTGGCATGAGCCGTGATTTAGTTGATGAGCTACGCGGTATGACATTCCCAGGTTGCATACATTTATTTTTTGATAACTTTGTAAAGCAATTAGGATTAGATTTAAATTATTTAAAGTTTTTACCTAATGTAATTATTGAACACCTACACCCAGTAGCAGGCAAGGCTGAAATGGATGAAGGTTATGCCCGGGTTAATCAACCTAAGTGGTATGAACAGGATTTACTTATATTGCAAAAATACCTAGCAAGCGCGGAGTATGCAGAGTTGGTCAGAAAATATAGATGAATATATTGATCACTGGGTCACATGGCTTTGTAGGCCGTGCCTTTAGGCGTGCGCTACCTTATGCCAATTTAACCTTAGTTGATTTAAAGCAAGGCGTTGATTGCCGTAAGTTCTTTCAGCTAGAAAAAAAACAATATGATTTAGTAATACATCTAGCCGCTTTAGTTGGTGGCCGTATGGTCATAGAAAATGAACCATTATCACTAGCTGTTGATCTTGCCATTGATGCTGAGTTTGCTACCTGGGCTATGCGAACCGAACAGCCTTATGTTGTGTACTTCTCATCATCTGCCGCCTATCCAATTGAGTTACAAACCCTGGCAAAGAAGAAGAAGTTAAAAGAGAAGGATATAAATTTCAACAAAATAGGTAAGCCGGATATGACCTATGGCTGGACAAAACTCACCGGTGAAATGCTTATGAATTACTTGCGCGAAGAAGGCACAAAGGTATTGACCCTTAGACCATTTAGCGGTTATGGCACTGATCAAGATTTAGATTATCCTTTCCCATCAATTATTCAGCGTGCCATAATGAACTCAAATCCATTTAACATTTGGGGTAAGGCAACTACTACTAGGGATTTTATACACATTGATGATGTGGTAGATGCAACAATTGAAATGGTTAAAAATGAGTGTAATCAAACAGTTAATCTATGCACTGGTAGGCCTACCACCTTTTTAGAGTTAGCAAAAATAGCAATGAGTACCCTGGGATATGAAAAGACATCTGCCAATAGATTCAAGATATTGACCGATAAACCGGCAGGTGTGGCCTATCGGGTAGGTGATCCAACAATGATGAGCGATTACTACACGCCAAAAATAAGTCTTGAAGAAGGCGTTGAGCGTGCTATTCGCGGATTAGTATGATCTAAAATTAGGCATACCATGACCCCAAAAAAACCCCGCAAAGTTACAAAGCGCAAACGCCGTACACCTGGTAAAGCTGATGCGTTAAACAAATTAGAAAATCATTACATCACATTAAATGAAATGTACAGGGCGGCCAAAGCCGCCGGCTTTAGTAGTGAAGTTGCATTTTGGTTAATAACAGAGCCGGGTGCATCACTACCTGATTGGGTCAATCCGAATAATAAACCAACTGAGATCATTCCCCGAATTGATCCAACAGAAGATGAGGATGATGATTAAACGCGATAAAACCTTTAATGCAAAATACTTAGTGATTTCAGATTTGCAAGTTCCATTTCAATTTACAGAAGCCATAGTTAATCTTAAAAAATTGGTTAAGGCTTTTAAGTTTGACCTGGTACTTAATGTTGGTGATGAAATGGATTTTAATACCATCAGTAGATTTAGTGAAGGCCGAGCAGAATCTTTTATGCAAACCTTGAATGAAGATCGTGCCACATGCCAGGATATTTTATATGATTTAAAAACAGATGTGGTTAGTAGATCAAATCATTCAGATCGCTTATACAAAGCGGTAGCTAGGATTCCAGGATTGATGAACTTGCCGGAATTGCAGTATGCCAAATTTATGAATTTTGATGATCTAGGAATTTATTACGCGAAGCAGGCTTACCCGATACCTGGCACTAACCTAGTTTTATGTCATGGAGATGAAGGCACAATATCCAGGGCAGGCGGCGGCACGGCGTTGAACATAGCAAAAAGGTGGGGGCGCGGAGTAGTGTCGGGGCATACTCATAGGATGGGCTACCAATGCCACTCAGAAGCCTTTAACGGCCGTTTAGAGCGTGTTTTAGTAGGGGTAGAGTGTGGTCACACCTGCTCAATGAAGAAAATGGCTTATTTGGGCATTAGAGGCTATGCAAACTGGCAGGCTGGCGCGGTCATCATACATATCAAGCGGGGCAATGTAAGCGTGGAGATGATTCCATTTAACGCTGATGGCTCATTCACAGCTATGGGTAAGGCCTTTGGCTAGACACACCCCTATGGGATATTGCATTTGTCAGTGGGGTAGTGTTTAATTGCATTTGTAAAAGCAATTGACCGGAAGGGGTTAATTATGAAACTAGTACCAAGTAAAGAAAAAGTAGCAATTAAATGGTTTGCAGTTTTACATGATGGTTCAAAAATGCGTAACAACAAAGGTTTTATTCATTACGCATGGGATGTAACTTGTTCATGTGGATGGGAATCAAAAACTGGTGGTGCAATCAAGGCTTCTGTACAAAGAGAAGTAGAGGCACATAAATATACTGAACATGATTACGCATGGGTGGTAAAACAATGATTATAGTTATTGAGAGCGTATTACAAACTAAGATTGATTTTAGGTATGTAAAAGATGAAGATAATTATGTTGCATCTACATCAAATGTATTAGGTGATTTCACATCATTTGGTAAAACACCTGATGATGCAGTGCGCAGATTAAAATCTAAACTGTTTGGTTTATTAGCTGAGTATGTACACAATCAGAAGGTGAACCACTAATGATAAAAAAACATAGAGTTGGTGTATGGGTTACCATTAAAGTTGTGGCTGATGTTTTAGAAGTTTCAGATCCAAAACAAATTATGAATACAACATTGCAAAATTTGTTTAAGGATAATGAAGTTTTAATTGATCCTGAATTTACAGTAGTTGTACCACAACAATTTGATTTATATAGTCATAATTTGGGCAAACCTGTTTATTCTAAAAAGTTAAAACCAAAGGATTATATGCACCTTGTTTTTGGTGGTGCTCAATGAACGCCGTAGCCTATGTAGAAAAGGGTTGGTTTGTACTACCACTTAAACCACAATCTAAAGAGCCATGTAAGTTTTTAAGGCATGGCTACCTTGATGCAAGCAATGATTTAACTACTGTTAAAAGATGGTTTGAAAAACCTGATCTAAATGTAGGTCTAGCAATTGTCCAATCTAGTTTAGTTGTATTGGATTTTGATAAGCGTAATGCTACTGGCAAACATCTATGGCAGGGTTACTTTGAATCATGTATGAAATTTAATACGCATACAGTTAAAACAGATGATGGTTATCACTTCTACTTTATAGCTGATAAAAATAAGCAATTTAAAGGCAAACTAATACCAGGCATAGATATTAAACATAAGGGTTATGTGGTGTTACCACCATCAATACATCCAAATGGCAGTACATACCAAGTAATCAATGATGTTGATCCAGTTGCATTGCCGGCAGAACTAGAAAAGGTGATGAGTTGGAATTAGT